CCATTTGTATGTTCCGTCAGATTGCTGAACATAATCTAGATGTTTGCCCATAATTTATATGTACTTAACTGTTATTCTAACAAACTATTCAGGTTTGACTTCATTCGCTGTAGGTAACACTTCTCCTTGTACCAAAATATCTCTAAACTCTTCTCTATCAATAACTTGTTGATCAAATAATGATGTTAATGCTGTAATATCCTGTCCAATCAATCTTTCAATATCAAAATCTCTACTAATCTTTACTTCTGGAGGTTCTATTCCTACATATTCAGCAGATAAATTAAATGCTTTCTGTAGTTTTTGTTCCAACTCCATAGAAACCATTGCAAGCATGGAGTTTGTGTCAACACGATCTAATCTTCTTGCATCAGCACTTTCAGCTACAAATTTTTGTTGTGATAACGTACTGATCCCTAAAGTAGCCATTTGCATTTGTAATTCTTTAATCTCAGCAGATTGAGCATCAAATGCACTAGAAGCTGGTTCAACATAATAAACTTTATTGCCTGGCTGAGTTGCCATCGCATAATTAACACTTATAGCTAGATCTTTGGTTTGATCGTCATATCCTTCCATGACCAACATTGGTTGAGATGCAACGTGCAAACTATGTATTAAGTCAGCCTGCCTTTGAAAATGTGCAAGATTTAAATATGCAATGTCTAATAAAGGTGGTTTACTTACTAAATTTTCAACTTTTCCAGAATAAATAGTGACTAGTGGTATTTCACCAAGAGAAAATTCTCCCGATTCTGCTAATTTAAAATCTTTTTCTCCCGCAGGACTAGCCATATTGCCAGCGTAAGCACCACTATCCTCTTCATACATATCTTCTATTGTTTCTTTTTTCCTGAAAACACGATAACGACCAGGCTCTATAACTCTCATCTGCTCATAAATCTTTTCACCAAAAGCTCCATCGGGTAATACTGCCCTTTCAGCAATTCTTACCTGAGTTAAGTTGCCGTAATTAGATTCTCTATCTAATCTCCAACCATAAATATTTGTAGGATCTATTTCGATCCAGTATGGTCTACGATTCTGTTGACGTTCTTCAGCTAAACTCATTGCACCAGAAGGTGCAGGATAATCTACAAGAATATGACTTTGACCATAAGTAAGAGAACACATCAATAATCTTCTTGCATATTCATCTAAATCTGATTTACAACCATCAACATCCATCTTGAACATCTCAGTCCAATATGGATCTCCTGTTAAAGTTATTGGTTTTCTAAGAACTAAACCTGTAGCTGCTCTTATTAATCTTTGAGTAAAAGGACTAAATACTGCTCTATTTACTCTTGCAAGGTAAGCATCATAGTCTTCTCTTGGTTCTAATGGTAAAAACGCTTCACTATTTTCTCTTAAATATTCTGTTCCTTCACTAACAGCTTTCATTATTTCCCATCCCTTTATCATGTCTAAAACTGCTCTGGTTCTAGTAAAAGGACTGTCACTACCACCTAGATAAGAACTGGCGGTAATACTTGTTTTTATATTCCCTGGTAATGCGTAAGTCATTTCAACATCTCCATCGTTTTAAGGCTAGTCCTTTTCTAGTTAATTTACCATTTTTACTTGTTGGGCCTTTGACTCCTTTCATTCTGGCACAAAATGATTTTCGTCTAGCTGCCCTTTTTCCTGTTGGACTCTTTTCAGTTACAGGTGCTTGTAAATTGCTACCTGTGGCACGATTATACTTAGCTCTTCCTTTCGCAGTCAGTCCACCCTTTTTAGACTTTTCGCCTCTTCCAACTGATAAACTGACTCCTTTTTTGCGTGGCATTATTTTCCTACCTTTGCTTGTGCTTTTTTATGGGCTTGGGTAAAAGTATCTCCTGCTCTCATTCGCCTTTTCATAAAAGCCATATGAACATCACTATGATGTTCAGAATGTTCTTTTAATTTATTTTTTTGACGAGTGGTAAGCTTCATTATGCAGCGTTAGTGATAGTGCCAGAAGTTTGGAAACTAACTGAAACTGTAGAAATATCTCCAACAGTTGAAGATAAAGTTGTTCCTGTAACAATTCCGTTGAAACTTACTTTTTTTGTTCCAGAAGTATCTAAAAACAATTCAAATTGTGCATCGGCTGGATCTTCTGCTGTTAAGACATCAGCTAGTAAATTTGCTGTTTCATCTCCACTAGCTGCTGTATATAAAAGATCAACAGTACCAGAACCAGACATTAGACCTCCTACATACTTTCTAAAAGTATCGCCATGTCCAGTACATTCCAAAGTGTCCTTTGTTGTATCAAGTGTCCAAGCTGTAGTTGAAGTTATTGCTTCAGTAGTTCCAGTTCCGTTTTTAAACTTAACAGAACCTTCTTCGCCACGAAAAAATGCCATGATTCAATGAAAAAAGAGTATTTATAAATAGTTTAACTTGTAGTTGACTTTTTTACAGTACCTTTTGACATTTTTGCTTGATATTGTTCACAACGAGGATCCCAAAGAGCAGGATTACGCTTTCCTTTTACTTTTTCAATAATATCAAGCATTTCGTCAGTAATTTTAATCATTTCTTTTTTTTGGTAGTTTTTTTACGCCTATGTTGATAGGTTATCTTCTTTTTACCAATTTTTTCACGTTTAAACCTCTCTTTCTCACTTTTCGTCATTTCCCCTACAGTCTTAGGTGTCTTACTTGATACACGTTTTTTTGGTCTACACGCAGGATATGACCTACTTTCTCCCTTCTTTCGGCCACAAGGTTTTCCAGTTTTTACATCAACCCATTCTTCTTTAAACCAACGGGTTAGACCACCACTACTTCTTGCCACGTTTCTTAGTTCCTGTGCGATAAGTTCCACCACGCTTTTTATATTCTCGGACTAACCAAGCATTAGCGTAGGCAGAAGGATAAACAGCAAACTTACGTTTTGCTTCCGACTTTACTCTAGAGTATAAAGCTTTATTTACAGGTACATTCGCCACGTTTTTTACCTCCTTTCTTCTTTTTCTTCTTACCTTTAGGTTTCATTGAACCGTAAGCCATAATAAAAAGTGTCTCTTAGTATATTCTAAACGAAGTTTGTCCGAGTGTCTCTGGTTTTGCAAGATTAAATTGTTGTAGACAAAGATAACCAAAAGCATCAAAAGCATGGTCTACACCCAAATTTTTATTAGGTAAACCTGTATTTGGAGCGTAAGTTAAAGTTCTTAATGCTTTTATTAATTCTTTACATCGAGGATGAATAAAAGTTCGCCTGTTTCCATTCGCATCTAACAAAGCAGTATTAACAGAAGTTATTTTGTCTCGAATCTTCCAGGGGGACTTTGGACTCATTACTGTAAATCCATTCCTTCTTAGAATTGTATGGTCTGTAACACCTACCCCACTTGTCTTTCTTGCATTACCAGTAGGGTCAGGACAAGCAATTACTCTTCGATCTACTCCATACCTTCGTGTAACTTCTTCTGCAAAATCCCAGGTCGTTGCCCCTCCCGTTAACATGATCTCATCAAATACATAAAGACAGTCATTATGCTTTACTGCACAAATTCCTGCCATCGGATCTACGTTAAAATCTAATCCAATCAGCAATGGCATTAAATGTAAATCCTGAACTTCCTTATCAATATTCTCATCATCAAAGCTAACAGCAACTAAACCAGTAAGATTTTCAAAGCTAGCTTCAAATTCTTGTCTAAATGTTCTTTCATCTAATTGCGATCTGGCAGCTTCAACTTCTTCTTCTGCAACATTACCCCCCTGGATCGTAGTAAAACTCCATCGAACCCAATCATCTCGATCAGTTTCACCGCAAAAACACCACATATCGTAAAACCAACTAGCAGTACCATCAGGAGTAGAAATAAACAAAGCCCAACCTTGTTTATCAGCCAAAGCTGGTCTTATAACTTCTGCCCAAACGTCCTTATCCATAAATGCAGCCTCATCCAATACAACACCAGCTAAACTTCTTCCCCTCAAAGCCATCGCATTTTCTGTCCCCTTCAACTCAATACTCGATCCATTTATTAAGTCCAGTCTCAAATCTGTCTCATTTTTAGCCGCAACCCATACTTTCGGGACTAATTTCTTTAATTCCTTCCACGCAATGTCTTTTGCCATTCGATATGTTGGAGCACAATAAAAATAAACTTCTCCTGGTCTGTTGATCGCTCCACGAAGTAACTCTATACAGGCTAAATATGATTTTCCAAACCTTCGACCTGCTACTAATATCCTAAATCTTTTCTCACTATTGAAAACTTGCCCCTGGGCATAACGTAAATTGATTTCTGGTGCGTTTTTTACGGCCATACACTAATAATTAACAAAAATTTCAACTAATACCCCCTAGTTATAGCCTAAATTGCAATTTCTAGGTTATCATTCAATTATTAACCTATCTGATTGAGTCCGTGGCTGAATCTATTTTATCTGGTTTCGTTCCAGAAGATTTTAAAGAACAACAAGTTGAGAAGAAAAAAAGACGTTCTAAGTTTGCTTGCAATACAAGAGAGCATATCCAGGCTAGAAGTCAGAGATTATATTCTCGTCAACTCGAAGGCAAAACAACAAGACAGTTAGTTTTGGAACATGCAAAGATTGAAGGCATTGCAGAAACTTCTGCTTGGAGCGATTGGAGTCGTGTAAAGCAATGGAATAACGAAGATTGGGAAAAAGATAGAGAAAATATGCTTCCAAGACTTCAAGCGATGAGAGTAAGATTATTTAATAAAGCAGTTTCAAAAGGTCAATTGCAGACAGCAGCACAAATATTAGATTCATTAGGCAAGGTTATCGGTGAGTCTGTAGAGACAGTCAATATTCAAGCACCTCAATTGTCCATAAAAGTAGAACAGAAGTAGTACAGATATATTAGTAACAAAGATCTGAGATATATATTGATGGTACCCGGCAGGGGATACGGAAAAATAAATTCTGCAACCCTCCCCCAAATACCCTGAAACGGCTCTCTGTGGCTCTGTGATAGCCCTCTGCTGTCGTTTTGATGCTATAGTACCTGAAGAAATTTGGCCTGCCTGAAGCGATTCTGGAGGGAGTTTTTAATTGTTACAAAATTGTTAAGATATGCAGCACCTTTGCATCATGCTGTAAAAGTGATGCTATATTAGATATATAAATAATTTTTTAGATCCTGTCGGCTCTCGCATTTCTACCACAGACTGAGACGAAAAGCCAACCGATTGAACAACCTGAAGCCATAGATCAGGAAGGTGCTAAAGAAGGGAATACAAACTGACTTTCTCGGCAGGGTTTCACAGATATGAAAACACCGCAATATTTTCCTTTTATCTCTAGGCTGACTCACTCAAGAAAATAACAGGACAAACAGGAGCTAAGATCTTAGATCTAGTTTTCTTTTTCCCTTCACAGATTACTCACGAGATTAGATCAGCCTACAGATAAAAGGTATTTACTTTTTATCTATTTTCAATTATTCAAAAGTTAATTTTAAAATTATGACTTACGCCTATCAGATCACCCAATATAACGGGATTGATTACACAGATATGTCTCCAAAGTGGAATTTAGTTTCAGAACGTAGAGATCAAAAAGCAGCCTTAAAAGTTGCCGAGTCCCTTAATTCCAGAACTAACTTTTATCATCGAGTCGAAGTTGTGAAGGCTATTGAACTTCCCAAATTTACAGTTTTAAAACCTGCAAAATCTGAAGCTCAACAACTTGTTATCCCTGCAAGTTTCAAAGTAATTAAAAA